AAAACGGGTAGCATAACTATGGACCATCAATGGCAACGCTCAATGATTATTTATCACAAGTTGAAAACTTGCTACATGATGTCAATAATGTTTTCTGGACACAGTCTCAGCTAACAAGCTACATCAATGAGGCAAGACAAAGGACTGTAAGAGACACTGGCTGCCTACGCAATTTACAGACTACAACCGCTCCCCTCGCATATAACTCAACGTCTCTCACTGGTGTATCACCCACAGCCTGGGTGGGAAACACTGCGGTAACAGCTGGTCAGTACGTCTTCTCTAACATCTTTAATTACGTCTACACCCAAAGCGGGACTTCTGGCAGCTCTGCTCCAGCTTATCCTAGTGGATCTTCACCCTTTCCACCTTCTGCACCTTTTGCAGATGGAAGTGCATTGCTGCAATATGTCAGCAATTGTGAGATTATCCCGTTCAACGCGCTCCCCCAGGGCATCAATGTCTACGATGTTGTGAATGTAAATTTGTACTGGGGAAATAGTCGCATACCTCTGAGATATTTGCCCTGGTCAAACTTTACTGCCCAGCTGCGCTACTGGCAGAATTATGTGGGTAGACCCGTTTGTTTCTCTATGTACGGTCAGCAAGCTGTCTACATTGCACCCATACCAGATCAGTCTTACTTTATTGAGGTAGATACCAACATCTTACCCACAGCGTTATCCTTGTCTACGCCAAACGTAACAGACTCCATCATTGATCCTTGGAGTGGTTCAGTTCAATACTATGCTGCCTACAAAGCCAAGTTCTATGAGCAGTCCTATGGTGAGGCAGAGATATTTAAGCAAGAATATAACAAACACATATTGAACGTCCTCAACAGTACGTTCACTAGACGCATTCCTGACCCCTACTCTAGTGGAGGTTAAGAATGGCATCCGCAGAGCAGAAGAAATCCTACCAGGTCATCAAAGCCTTTAGGGGTCTTAACACCAAGGCTAACAGAACGGCTATTGATAAGGATGAATTCTCCTGGTTAGAGAATGCCATGCCAGTGGGATCTGGCAATATGCGGATCATTCCCACTTCTTCTAACGTCCAAAACGGTGCAAACGCAGTGGTGTTTACTGCAAATGTGACTTTTTTGACTTCTTCTAATATCAATGATGATTACATTGTTGCTGCACAAAATGATGGACGTTTACAAGCATTTGACTTGCAATCGAATAATTTTGTCACTATTGCAAGTACAGGTACTTTGTCAAATGCTAACGTCTCTGCTGCTCAATATCAAAATACTGATCTTTTTATTGGGGATCCAAACAAGGGACTTTTTGATTGGAACGCTACTGGGCTTATTCCTATTGGATCAGTTGGTTCAGTTGCAATAACAAACCCAGGTATCAATTACGCCTCTGCACCCAGCGTCACCATTTCTGCACCAGACAACCTGGTCAACGTCCAAGCTACTGCGGTGGCTACCATCACCACAGGAGCTGGAGGAGTCAGATCTATCCTGGTGACCAACGGTGGATCTGCCTATACCTCTGTTCCAACAGTCACGATTACCACCCCAGATGTTGTGGGAGGTATAACAGCTCTAGCGTCTGCCACCATTTCTGGGGGCAATGTTGTTGCTATTTCTGTGACCAATCCTGGATCAGGCTATTTAACTGCTCCCACAGTCTCTATTACTGGCGGGGGCGGGACTTCTGCCACGGCTAACGCTGCACTAACGACAGGTATTGTTAACAGTGTGACCCTGACAAACGCTGGATCAGGCTACAACAACGCGCCTACCATCACTTTCTCAGGTGGTGGAGGCACAAACGCTGCAGCAGTTGCCCAGCTCGTTACTTTCAAGACCGGCACAGTGTCCATCTTTGTAACAAATGGTGGCTCAGGTTATGGTCAGTTTGGTAATTTGTATGTGACCATCACGGGTGGCGGTGGTACAGGTGCAAATGCCTCAGCAATCATCTCTGGTAATGCAATCAGCCAGGTGATTATGAACAATCCAGGCACTGGGTATACTTCTGCTCCCACAGTAAGTATATCTGGGGGTTCTGGGTCTGGAGCCACTGCAAAGGCGGTGGTATCTCTAGATCCTATTGTGGACGTTGCAACCTTCTCAGGACGGGTTTGGGTAGCACAGGGTAGGACAGTTTACGGATCTGCCTCTACAAGCCCCACAGACTTCACTAGCGTCTCTGCGGTGGCTTTTAATCTGACAGACTCCACCTTGCATGGCAACATCCAGGCGCTGCTGTCTGCCAACAACTTCTTGTATGTGTTTGGAGATGACAGTATCAACGTGTTTTCTGATCTCCAGGTGACCTCTACTGGCGCTACAGTCTTCACAAACACAAACGTCTCTGCCTCAATAGGTACTAAACGTATCTATGCTATCTTTCCCTATTTTAGATCTGTGCTGTTTATGAACGACTACGGCATTTATGCCCTGGTTGGATCTACCACCACCAAGATCAGTGATCCTTTAGATGGTATTTTCCCTTATATAGACTTCTCTAAGCCTGTATCTGGGGGTCAAGCGCTGATCCAGAACATCCTTTGTGCGGTGTTTAACTTCTATGTGAACAGTTCTTTTCCATTTGGACCATCTGGAGCCAGGTATATACAGTGTGTGTTCTTTGAGAAGAGATGGTTCGTTACCAGCCAGGGTAATCTTGAATATTTGACCTCTGTTCCTTTTGGTGGAAAGATCAATTTGTACGCCACAGACAACAATAAAGTCTTAAAATTACTGTATTCAGACACTACAACTGCAATTAGCAGTTATGTACAGACTGCCTTGAATGAGATGGGAGACCCCATCAGAACGAAACAGGCGTTGAAATTTGCAATAGAGGCTACTCTTGCATTGGGTGGGACTTTAAGTGTCACTGTGGACTCGGAAAGTGGCTCTAGTCCACCCTATACGTTGACAAATGCGATTCCTTGGACAAACAATTTGGGTAATGTGATTGGTTGGACAAATAGCAGCTCTGCAACGATAATTTGGGTTACTTCGCAAGGTTATGTACTGTACAAATCAGATGCTGAACAGTACGGTAAATATTTGGGGTTGACGCAAACCAGTAATTCTCCTGGTTTTATTGTCAATACATTTGAGTTTGAACATGAATTAAGAGTGAGGTTCTAAAATGGCAGTTCCATACGTTTTTGCAAATGCAACAAGTGCAATCCCCTTGTCCAACCTGGACAACAACTTCTCTACACCTGTCACGATTGGCAATGTAGCGATACAACTAGGGAACACTGCAACCACTCTCAGCAATCTGAGTCTAGCAAATGTGACCATCACATCCAGTTCAATAGCTGTAGGTAGCACAGCAAATGCGGTGGTGTATGCAAACACAACAAATGCACTTGTTACTAGTTCTAATCTTACATTTAATGGAACAACATTTACAACTGCAAATGATGCCTCTATTCACGGTATAACGGTAGGTCTAGGAACTAATAGCATTGCCAATAATACCGTTGTTGGGTCTCAGGCACTTTATTCTAATGTTTCTGGGACAGTGAATAACGCATTTGGTCAATCGGCTTTATATTCAAACCAAACTGGCGGTGGGAATACGGCTATTGGGAATGCGTCTTTGTACACAAATGTTTCAGGAAGTAACAACGTAGCAGTTGGTCAACAAGCCTTGGCTACTTCAACAGTTTCCAATAACACCGCAGTAGGCTATCAAACACTTAGATTAACTACTTCAGGCACAAGCAATACCGCAATAGGTTATCAAGCGGGGTATACAAATCAAGCGGGGTCATACAATACATTTGTTGGTTTTCAAGCCGGATATTTAACTAATGGAACAGGAAACACACTTAATACATTTGTTGGTCAGTCTGCTGGATACAACGTCACCACAGGAACTAAAAACACTTATATTGGTACATACAACGGAAATCAAAATGGTTTAAATCTTTCTACAGCAGACAACTACATTGTGCTGTCTGATGGGGATGGGAATATAGGTGCTTACTGCCAACGGGGTTCAACAAATAAATGGTCTTTTGGTGCAACAATAGATATGATTAACACTGCAAGGGTCAATATTGATGGCAGTGGACTTGCAACATCTTTAAACCTTAAAGGAAACAACGTCACCACTCCAGCGGGTGCGTATGTTTGGAATGCAACAACTACAGGCGATGGTCAATTCTTTAGTTTTGGAACAGAAGCATCCTATACAGAACGTGGTTCTATTACATACAACCGAACAGGTGGTTTAATTGTTTACAACACAACTTCTGATTACAGAGCAAAAACTGTAAATGGTCTTGTTCAAAATGCTTTATCTAAAGTTGCATTGCTTAAACCATCAACAGGTCGCATGAATGGTGCAACACAAGATATTGATTTCTTTGTTGCCCACGAACTTCAAGAAGTTGTTCCATCTGCTGTTACTGGTGAAAAAGATGCTGTTAATGAAGACAACACACCTAAGTTACAAATGGTTGATAAGTCTGCTTTGATTCCATTGTTAACTGCCTCAATCCAAGAACTCTCTGCTTTAGTCACAGCACAATCAGCAACAATTACATCACTAACAGAGCGTATTACAGCATTGGAGAATAAATAATGTCTACAAATGCTTTTACCAGAACGGGTAATACAGTTGTCTTCCTGGCTGCAGTAACAGCTCCTACGCCTGTGCAATGCGTATCTACTACGCTCGGTGGTAATCAGTACAGGATTATCAATTCGGGGACTGTAACAGTTTTTCTAGGCTATGGCACAGCATCTTCAGATGCTACCAACAACTCGCCAGTTATATCGTCTACAGGACCAGCGTACCCCCTTCTTGCGGGTACAGATGAGATTCTGACGTTTGTTCCTAATGCTTACTTCACAGGCACAACAGCATCAGGTACAGCAAGTGTTTATATTACGCCTGGAGATGGGATCTAATCATGTTAAAGACTGTAAGTAGTAACAATAGTGGTAACGTCACAATCACAGGCGGGAGTATTAACGTACTCACCACCAATATTTTGACTTCTACAGCAGCCACAGCTACTTACGGCATTGCCTCATTGCCTCTGCAACCCGCTGGGTTTCTCTCGCTAGATCTCAACGGCACAATTGTCAAAGTACCTTACTACGCTGTCTAATGGAAACACAACAAATCTTTAACGTCATTGTCGGTCTGGCTGCCTTCTTCGGTGGATGGGTACTCAACAACATTACAAAAGCAATAGAGCGCCTGGACAATGATGTAAGGGATATGCCTCACGAATATGTTTCTAAAGATGATTTTCACAGAGACATCGATGAGATCAAAGAAATATGCAAACAGATATTTAACAAACTAG